TCTTCATCTTACTAATCTTCTTTTCGTTAACAAAGATTCCTCCTCGCTGGTCATACTGATTGATAAGTGACATCTTTCTTTGTTTAAATTCAGCAACTGCCCTGCCTGAATTCAATCCTTTACCTGTCATAAAAAAATCAAGCACAAAATTAGGTGGCATCTTGTGGCATGATATTCCATGATTCTGATAAAGATATTCCATGAACGCATTTTCATTGGCAATAGTTTCTTTTGTCTCTCTTGATATGTAATCAGAATCTCCCATTATCAGAGAACGCATTTTCATTTCTCTTGATATGTAATCAGAATCTCCCATTACTTCTCCTTTTTTATTTTCTTACCCTTGGTTTCTGATCGTCCCCATGATTTGCCAGTTGGTTTTACAACATCAGGTGTAGCAAGGGCGTTATTAATTTGTTGTTTCCTGGTAAGAGTGCCAGATCTGATAGATGCTTTTTGCAGTAACCGTTTCTCCAGATTTTTATCTGATGGCTTTTGAATCTTAGCCAGCATTTTATCTACAGCTTCTTTGTCACCAACTATTTCCTCAAGCAGTTCATCTATCATTACACAACTTGATGCTCTCAAAAGAAGGGAGTTATTGCATTTAAAGTACGCACACAAGAAGGCAACTTTTTTCAAATACTCTTCCGGTAAAATAATCCAGTACCGGCCTTGCTTCTTGCTTTGATCCTGCGTAATTATTTTTTCTACTTCTAATGATGTGTAGCGCATCTAGTTTTTAGCCTTAATCCTTTCTTCGATCTTGATGCCCTTAAAAGATTCGTTTTCGTCCCAATCTTTCCCTAAAACTTCATCCATTGCATCACAAAAAAATCGTAATGGCAGATTCATCAATTGCATATCAAGGGCCTGGTAATTATGGTCGCCAGTCCTTGGAGCTTTAGCTTTAGTCTCTTCATTATCCATCCATCGTTTGATGGAGTTCCCAACTATGTCCATGACTTGCTCACGTTGTTCCAAGGTAATCTTTTTTGGATCAACCTCCCAATAAATGAAGTCATTATCATCTATATCTACTTCTATATTATTAGACAAACCCTCTTGGAAGGCCTCTAAAGACAGCTTTGTATCATCTCCATCAGTCCATTTTACACGCATAATTTTTACCCCCTTTCTAGTGTTTAGCCTTAATCATTTCTTCAAGCTTATTCATTTGAATCATGGTAAGGTTTTTAACTGAATCCGAACCAAAGTATTTTCTTGATATTTCCTTAATATCTTTCGGTGTTACACCAAATTTATTTATCCAGGCTTTAGCCCTGTCAACATGACCATTACCATTTCCATTAAGAAAATCTTTAACCATTTCAGGTTCTTTATGCGGCCTTCTCATTGCTGATTCTGCGTCATCATCAACCGCCTCTAAACCAAGTATTGATTGCAATCCATATCTTCTAAGGTAGGTAATAGTTGAGCCAGCTTGTTGCGGATCTACCTTATTCATTCTAACTTCTGATTCCCCTTCAACGGTTTCACCTGATTCAACGTGCGTCAGTATGGTCTTGACACAAATGCTGTCAACAAACTGCGCTCTGGCTAATGGCTGTGTTAGCAGGATTCCATGATCGTTAAGCATCGGTAGCACCTGCCTAATGATTGAATTAATGTCTGCGTATTTTGATTTAAAGAATGGGTTTTTTGCTGATTTGATTATCGGTATCATCTTTTTCTGTACTTCAAACAAAGCCTTGTTTATGCTCATAAGCTTACCTCAGTGATTTAATTGTTGTTTTTTTAGTTTGCGATAAAACGAATTTATTGAAATCGCTGTCAGACTCATAGTTTTTTGCTACCTCTTCCCAATTAATAGAAGTACGGTCATACTCTGTTTGCGATGCAATCTTTTCGTTACCATAAACCATGTACTGTGCTTCACCCATCTTGTTTTTAATAAGTTCTTTTAAATGTTTTTCTTGAGCATACATATTTTTCATAGCGGATTTCAAAGTCCGGTATTCATCCACCTTTTTTTTCATAAAATCATCACATTCAAGAATCTTATGTTGTTCAACGTGGGGAAAAAGAAAGGAATTAATTCTCTCATCTGGTTCATCATATTCAGGCATAACCTCCTTCTCGATATGTTCCTTCCAGAACTCATCACCCTTAGATTCAACCAAATCCATGTCATTACTATTAATATCAACTTGACAATCCTTATAGTTATTACCTCCTATTAGAACTGCAAACCAATACTCAGTATCAGGTAAAGTTTCACCCCTATTCTCATAATTCCTGGCGTTAATCATGGCATACCAAGCCAACTGTACATAATAGTATGGTGGTGCCAAGTGAGTCCAATTAGACGCATTTCTGGAATCCGTAGTTTTAATTTCCAAGAAGCATCTAATTGGCTGACCATCTTTCCACCCCCTGAATATTGCATCAGGATGCCCTCTAATATATGTCTTGGTTGGATGGGCGGTGGATAAGGCTTCCTGCCTTTCGATGTTATAACCCTCTCTGGATCTTTCAGACAACCATCTATCAGCGATTGACTCTTCCAGAGCTTTGCCCCAATAGAGGTAGTCTGTTTCTTTAAGACCTTTTGGGTCATCTTCAAGCTTCTCAATGAATATATCTTGGGGTGTTTTCCATGGGTTCAATCCCATGATTGCGGAAATGTCTGACCCTCCGATATACTCTTGTCTTTCCTCTGGCGTAAAATCCATTTGTTCCTACCTATTTGTCAGGGGTTAGTAAATTATGACTATATTCAATTTTAACCGGTTCTTTATCCGGTATGTTCTCAGGTGTTGGCTCTGCAAATAATATAATAAAGGCTACAAAATTTACCAATGCTAGAGTTACGATAGACATTTTTTTTCTCCTAGAAAAATTATTGGATGTCTGGTTGACTCAGCCCCCCGCATGACAAAGCTTGCGAGGACCATGTGGTATGTGCGAGGGACTGAGCCTATGATGACATCAGGGGAGGAGATTAGGCCGAATGAGTGCCAAAAAACCTGATGCCACCAAACCAGACAATATTTAATTAATGAATAATTTCCACTGGTGAAATATTAATAATATGGCCTTGACTCTACTGCCGAAAAAGTGACAAGCCCGTTTATCTTAGGAGGACATAAGGGCTTTACGCCGAGTGAATAAGTAGTAGAGCCAGTTTACAGTCCAGATAGGCCACTTAGACTAACCGAATTCACTCGCTTTCGCACCGGTAGACAACGTAAAAGGAACGCCCCGCCCCTGACCTAAGCCAGGGAACGGGACTACCAGAGGACTGTATCAGGAAGACACAGCGTAGCATATATATTTTTATCAGGTATTTTACCTCTGGTAAGATAAGCTTCAACGTATTTGTCATTTTAGATCATCCCAATTTACTTGTCAAGCTTTTTCTTTGTAAAATCATAAATACTATTTTCTTTTTCATTTCCTGTAACTATGGATTTACAATCTCTTGACAAGTAAACAGATTGGGTTGTAGATTTCATCAAGGACGGTAATGGATACCCGTTTCTAAGCTTGTTAATGCAATCCATCAATTCCTCAATTTCTTGCCCAACAGTTTGAAAATGTTCCAAATCGGTCAGGTGATATTTTAATACCCTGAGTTCCTCAGACATATATGGATCATTTACCTTCTTAATTACATACTCAGTCTTGAGAAGTTTAATGATCCATTCAGGTTTTTTGAACCTCTTGAAAATAGCGCATTGACTCAGGTCAACGAGTGCATCAATCCAATCATTAGCCTCTTGTTTGAGGTCTTTGGTATCCCTCACTATCGCAAGTATTTTTTTCTTATTCATCTTTTGCATGGTGTTCTCCTATTTTAATTTAAGGTAAAGTGAACAACGCTGGCAGTGTTATCATAAACTTCATCGTGTATATGATTAAAAATACCAGTCCCAAACCGATTATAACGTCCAATAATTTTTTCATTTAATGTTCTCACACATGACTGTTAGATCACCCATAATACCCTCTTGGTAGATAGCCAAGGCGTGTTTCTTTTCATTGATGCAATTCTGGTATATATCGGTATTTGCAACAAATTCTGCCAATTCCTGACCATTACCAGGATACTCAAAGTAAGACCAGGATTGGCTCTCAAAGCCAGGTTGCCGGTGAATAACTGAATCAGAATACAGCCCTGCACATCCGGTGCTTGCTAACAATCCTAAGACGATGATTAATTTTTTCATAATTTTCTCCTTTTATTTAAATTTATTTAATTTATGTTCAGGAACAAAGTATGCTGGTGGTCTACCATTTCCATTATCGGTGAACTTACCAACATTCCTCGCATCCTTTCCTGAAATCCACCCAACTATATTAAAGTTTGGTATTTTCCCTTTAACTAAAACAAAACAATATTTTACCGGAGTATCAGGTCTAACAATCAGCCCATTATTTTTATTAGTTGTTTTTATTTCTACGGGATTTCCATTAATTATAAAATCTGGATACCACTGTCCCATTTTATTGACAGAGCCGTCCCAGTATATACCTTTAAACTTTGCAAAAGCTAGTTCACCACAAGCACCCTGTATATTATCCTCCCAAGTATGCCAATTATACCCATACGCATCTCTCATCTTTTTACGCATGGATTCAATACACCGAAGGACTCCTATTTCAGATCCCATCTTCACTTCATACCAAGTTAGTTTAATCATTTTCCTCCTTTCTTTCGATGTTATAACCCTCATAAATTCTTTTGTGTCTACTAGTTTACTCATTCTTTCCACCCCCTTTTTTGTCAAGCATTATTTTAATAACTAACTCATTGCTACTAAAGAACTTATCAAACATTAATAAAAATTAATTTGCATAAACAGGGATTGATGTGCTATATATATAAATAGGTATTCAATCCTAGAGATACATTGGTCTGGTGTAAAAACCAAGCGTTTAACAATATATTTTAACAAGCCTTTAAAATCCCTTCTGTAAATTAAATAACCCTAGTGTTTCAATAGAGTGTATAGCACAGCCAAAAGACGATTGATATAAAAC